CGATTTGCACAGAGTGTTTTATGTAGCTGTAACAAGAGCTAAAGAGAATTTGTTTATTGTCGAATCAGAAGATAGTAATAGGAGCTACGCAATATGAGACATATGGAGTATATGAAAATGAGACAAAAAGAAGAGGATGCCGTCAACCATCCAGAACACTATAACAAAGCGGGCGTTGAAACGATAGATGCCTTAGAAGCCATGCTTGTTGACGGCTTTGATTATTATCTGCAAGGCAACATCGTAAAGTACCTTTGGCGTTTTAGGCACAAGAACGGCGTTGAGGATTTAAAAAAAGCGCAATGGTATTTAAATAAGTTAATCGAAGTATTGGAGAAAAAATGAGCTTACAAATGGCAATGTTCACGCCTAAATCAGAATGGGTCCCGCCTCACGAATTACCAGATCTATCCGAAGCTAAAACGATAGCGATCGATGTTGAGACCAAAGATCCTCACTTAAAGACTAGGGGACCGGGATGGCCAACGGGAGAAGGAGAGGTTGTTGGATATGCAGTCGCTGTTGATGGTTGGAAAGGTTATATCCCGATTCGCCACGGTGGTGGTGGAAACATAGATGAACGTATTTGTAACATCTGGATGAAAAAGGTTTGCGAATCACCCGCTGATAAAATTATGCACAACGCACAATATGATGCGGGATGGCTCAGGAGAATGGGTTTTAAAGTAAATGGTCGTATCATTGATACAATGGTTATCGCGTCTTTATTAGATGAAAACCGTTTTAGCTACAGTCTTAACGCTCTGGCTTTTGAATACCTTTCAAAAACAAAAAGTGAAAAGAACTTGACTGAAGCCGCTCGTGATTTCGGGGTCGATCCCAAAGCTGAATTGTGGAAGCTCCCAAGCATGTATGTCGGACCATACGCCGAAGTGGACGCTGAACTCACATTGGAACTCTGGAACTTCTTTAAGCCACTCATTACGAAGGAAGATCTCTGGAGTGTCGTAAATCTGGAGCTCGATGTTCTCCCAGTTCTCATCGATATGACTTGGAAGGGTGTGCGAATCGACCAAAACCGTGTCGAGCGGACCAGAGACTTCCTTCTCAAAGAAGAAAAAGTTATGTTGTCTAAGATCAAACATATAACGGGGATGAATGTGGAAGTCTGGGCGGCGCAATCGCTTGCCAAAGCGTTTGATGTCGTTGGAATAAAGTATCCAAAGACTGAAAAAGGAGCTCCTTCATTTACTAAATCCTTTCTATCCGAACAAAACCACGAACTACCTAAGATGATACTAAGAACAAGAGACTTAAACAAGACTAGTGGCACCTTTATTAATACCATTATGAAACACACCGCTAAAGATGGACGTATACATTCACACATAAATCAAATTAGGTCTGACGATGGTGGTACCGTATCGGGCCGAATCAGTATGAGTAATCCAAATTTACAACAAATACCCGCGCGTGATCCTGAATTAGGACCTATGATTCGCTCCTTATTTCTACCAGAAGAAGGTCAAAAGTGGGCTAGTATAGATTTCTCGCAACAAGAACCACGAATCTTGGTTCATTACGCCCACGCTTATGGCAAATCTCAAGGCCACGATATGAAAGGTGTCCAAGAATTTGTCGATGGATACCAAAATGACCCTGATATGGACTTCCATAGCATGGTAGCGGACATGGCTAAAATAAACCGCAAGCAAGCCAAGACGATTAATTTGGGTATGATGTATGGTATGGGGGTCAATAAGCTCTCTGATCAGCTTGATATCCCCGTAGAAGAGGCAAAGATATTGGTTAATCAGTACCATGATCGCGTACCTTTTGTAAAAATGCTTATGCACGGCGTAATGAATAAATTAAACGCAAGGCAAAGCTCAGGTTCTATCCGCTCAATCTTAGGTAGAAAATGCCGATTTGAACTTTGGGAACCCGATACCTTCGCGATGAATAAGGCTTTGCCCCTGAAAGATGCGCTCAATGAACACGGCCCAACGACCAGATTAAAGCGAGCTTACACTTACAAAGCGCTAAATAGACTAATCCAAGCTTCAGCCGCGGACATGACAAAAAAAGCAATGGTGGATATTTATAAGTTAGGAATAGTTCCTCTTATCCAAATCCACGATGAGATCGCCGTCTCCGTTTCTAACGATGATCAAGTTGATTCGATCGTTTATGCGATGGAGAACGCCGTTAAGTTAGGTGTGCCTAGTAAAGTGGATGTCGAAATAGGGCCAAGTTGGGGCGAATCAAAGTAATATATAGATTTTAATTGACCAGATTGTATATATTCGCATATAATCTGACAAAACAAAAGGATTTATGCGATATGGATACTGAAAAATGGAAAAGCATTCTTGTTCCAAAAGATGTTTACTTAGAGATTAAGAAAATTGCGTCTAAAGAAGGACGAACCCTTGGCGGACAACTCCGCTTCATTTACTCTCAGTACGTTTCTGAAGAAGAAACGAGAGTAAAAGAATTGGTAGATGCTGAATTGTCGTTAAGAAAAGCAAAAGAATATTCTGAAGCTAATGGATAAACGTATCTTTGTTTTGCATTATTTTTGAAGCTTCAACGCCTAAATTGTATAGAGCGTCCGTCATAGGTCCATCCGAGGCCTTTTTACCTCTTCCAGATAAAAAAACTTCCACGGGATCATTCGTTTCTGGATGAAACGATACTGTCACGGCTAGTCCTTCTCCGACATCGGTGGTTACGCATGGTCTTCGGTTTGGTAAATTTGTCATAGGTTCCTCCTTTAAAAAATCATTGTAGGAACTATTTTATTTTTTTCATAGTCTTGACTTTCACTTTTTTTTAAAAACGTGATATAGTTTATAAATGGACCCGTTAACTATCAGTCTTGCGGTGGGAGTCGCGAGTAAAGCCTTTTCTGCGATTAAGGAAGGCTTTGCAATCGGTAGAGATTTAGAACAAATGAGTGGAGATTTAAATCGGTGGATGGGTGCATCTTCCGATATAGACAACGCTGACAAACAAGCTAAGAACCCCGGTATCTTTGGCAAAGTCTTTGGAGCGGGTAGTATAGAATCAACGGCGCTACAAGCGTACTCAGCTAAAAAGAAATTAGAAGAACAACGATACGAGTTAAAGATGTTCTTAAATTTAACGATAGGGCCTCACGCTTACGATGAGCTGCTTCAGATGGAAGGCGAAATCAGGAAAGAGCGTCAACGAACTATATATAAACAACAAAAGTTAAGGCAACAAATTGTAGAAGTAATTGGTTGGATTTTTTTGTTTTTTATTATAATAGGTTTTTTTACTTTACTTGCTTTTCTTTGGATTAACCGAGCTGAAGCCGCTGATTGGACCCGACAACAAAAGATCTGGCAAGGTATAATAGTTGAACCAGTCTATACCACATGTCGATTAAAGAAACGTAAAGTGTATAAAGATAAGTTAGCTTGTATATATCAAGGCGCTCAAAAAACCTTTACTTTAGATTTCACAGATTTGGCAAATGGTTGCCCACGCCAATACAAATGTATTCTTGACCCCAATAGTACCGAGCCTTCGATTGATTCGGTGATGGAAAGTTTAAGAAGTATTGCTAAATGAACGATTCGATCTATGAGAACGGCGAATACAAATTAAAAATAGGATCTAACGCCAAAGGAACTGTTTACCGCAATGATAAACTATTGTTTACGGGAGATAGTCGTTTGGCCATAAATCTCTTTTGTAGCAACTGCTCCAATGAGAAATTAAGAATTAAATTAAAAAAATACAAATATATTAATATATGGGATTGACGGCCTTTATTTAATTTAGTACAACTTAATTGCGAGAGACACTTTAACAAACATCTTAATGTACTCCTATTCATTAAGATGACATTGCAAAACCCTAAAATCCGCTAGGCTATCCCTAGCGGATTTTTTTGTGCTTGACATCGTATGCGATAAATCCTACTAATTATATGTGCGGATTGTTTAGCAAGTTCAGGACTGTGTATTAATCGCAGTATTACTCTTAGTGACGCAACCTCAAAACAATCCGCACACGAACTTTAACAAAGACTTGGAGGTCACAATGATTAATCCTAGCTATATAAAATATTACAAATGTAAAAGACCAAGCGTAGGTTATAAAACGTCCGCAGAAAGACAGTTTGCAAAATGGTCGGATGTTTCTGATTGGGAAATCTTTTTTAAAAAAGAAAAAATTGGGGATGTATATTATATTGGAACGGCATTAGTTGCATGGGGTTGGAACTTGGATAACCCCCAATGTAAAGGAGAGGCTCTTACAAAGAA